CAAACATTGATGCTGGCGAATATAAGGTTAAAGTTACCGTCCCTAAGAAAGTGAGTTGGAATCAAGACACATTAAAGCTTGTCCGTGATGAAATAGTTAAACAGGGCGGCGACCCTACGGAGTATATAAAGATTAATTTTGATATAAGTGAAACTGCTTATGAAAACTGGCCGTCACATATTCAAGTCCCCTTTGAGCCCGCCAGAGAAGTTAAGGCTGGCACAGCAACGATTAAATATGAGGTAAAAAAATAATGGAAATTACAAATACAAAAAACATTGACAATTTGTTCGTCAAGATACTGGTGCATGGCCCAGCAGGCGCAGGAAAGACGCGCTTATGCCGTACAACTGGCGGCAAGCCCTTAATTATCTCCGTAGAGGGTGGCTTGCTATCCTTGCGCGGCGAGGATTTGGATGTTATGGCCGTAAACACGATGGATGAATTAACCGAGGCTTACTTGTTTTTGGCGGACGCTAAAAAACATAAGTATGATTGGGTGTGCTTGGATTCTGTTTCTGAAATCGCAGAGGTGTGCTTGTCTGAAGAAAAGAAAAATACAAGTGATATGCGTAAAGCTTATGGTGACATGCACGATAGGATGATGAATCTTCTCCGCAAATTCCGTGACCTGCCTATGAATGTGTATTTTTCTGCAAAACAACAAAAACTGCAAGACGAAATAACGGGCACAATAATTTATTCGCCCGCTGCCCCAGGCAAAAAAGTTGGGCCAGCTATGCCTTACTTGTTTGACGAAATCTTTGCGCTGCAAACGTGGAAGGATGAACAGGGTGTCTTAAATAGCGCACTGCAAACCTCACGCGATGAACAGTATGAGGCAAAAGACCGAAGCGGTGCGCTAGCCCAATTAGAGCCAGCAGACCTAAAGCACGTTTACGACAAGATTATGACACCTACACAAACCACAATGAACTTAAAGGAGAAATAAAATGGTAGCAATCCCAAAGACATTTAACGTAGACGACTTAGACTTATCGGGTGGGAGCCTTGTGCATATTCCTGATGGCACTTATCCCGCTATTTGTATTAATAGCGAGATTAAGCAGACTTCTAGCGGCAATGGGCAAATGATTGTTTTTACCTTTGCCATTACAGGCCAGCAGCATAATGGAGCACAGCTAATCGAGCGCCTTAATGTTGTGAACCCTAACGAAACGGTAATGAAAATTGCATATCAAACGCTTGGAAAGATTGCCAAGGCGTTAAACATGCAGCAAACCCCTTCTGATACAACCATGATTCATAATAAGGCCTTGATGATTGATGTTAAAACAGAGCAAGGCGCTGAATGGACAGACAAGAATGGTGTTGTCCGTGAAGGAAAAGCTAAATCAGTTATTGCAGGCTACAAGCCTGCTCAACAGGTTGGCGCTATGTCACAACAGCAAGCCCCCGAACAACAGGCTTTGCAACCCGTGGCACAAGCTGCTAACACACCGCAAAAATCACCTTTTGCGCTTTAGTGTACTACGACCCCTTGCCGCATAAGTGGTAGGGGGTTTTTTTAAAAAGGATATTGTAATGGTAAAAATACCAGAACAGCGTGACCCTACGCTGATGGCGATGTATGCCAAAATACAAGAAAAGCAAGACAGAAGCAGGCGCAATTATTTGGGAGCGTCCTTAATCGGAAACGATTGCCCGCGTCAAATATGGTACGAATATAACGGCTATGACCGCCCCGACTTCGAGGCGTCAACACTATTACTGTTTGATGATGGCCATAGAACCGAGGATTTGACAGCCGAAAGATTAAGGCTTGTCGATGGTGTAGAGCTAATAACGCATGGCCCTGACGGTAAGCAGCTTGGCTTTGTGCATGGCAAATTAAAAGGCCACCTTGACGGCATGATAAGAGGGTTAATACAGGCGCCGAAAAAATGGCATGTCTGGGAGTGTAAATCCTCTGGACACAAGAAGTTTACTGAATTTGTAAGGCTGCGAAAGCAAGATGAAAAGAACGCTTTGAAGAATTGGAATATGAATTACTTTGTTCAGGCCCAGCTTTACATGCACTTCTTTAATACAGATCGCCACTACACAACAGTAGCGCTTGGCGGCGGAAGGGATTATGACTCTTGCCGCACTGAATACGATATGGCCGTAGCTTTGAAATACATTGACCGCGCCGAAAAGATAATTAACGCAATCGAGCCACCTGTTCGTATAAGCGAGAAGCCTGACTTCTTTCAATGCAGATGGTGCAGTTTTAAGGATATTTGTCACGATGAAAACGCCAAGACCATACCAGAAGGCGTGTTTAGACGCCCTTTTTAATTACCTTTATACGCCAAACACTGGCAATCCTTTAGTAGTCGCTCCTGTTAGCGCGGGAAAAAGTATGATGATTGCCGAAACAATCAAAAGAATACACTCTGATTTTCCGCGCACCCGCATTGTTGTTCTTACGCACGTTAAAGAATTGCTGGAGCAAAATGCAAAGGCATTGCTTGAGCAATATTCTGACGCAGATTTTGGCTTTTACTGTTCTGGATTAGGGCAAAAAAAGCTACATAATGACATTACCTTTGCTTCGGTGCAAAGCGTTGCTAATAAAGCATCTGCCTTCGCAAGAGTACCAGAGGTTATTATTATTGATGAATGCCACCTGATTAGCCACAAGGAGGACACAAGCTATCGTAAATTCTTTGACGCTGTATTGGCAATAAATCCCGCCTGCAAGATAATTGGCTACACAGGCACGCCCTTTCGTTCTGACTCTGGCAGGCTTGACGAGGGAGAAAACGCATTATTTGATGATGTTGTCTTTGACATTAGCATGAAGTTTATGATTGACGAGGGATATTGGACAAAGCCAGTTTCCGCGAACACTTCGTATCAAATGACAGGCGATGGCATTGCTGTTCGCGGCGGCGAATACATGGCCAAGCAGATTGAGGAAAAATACAATACCGCAGAGGTCAATAATACGTGCGTAAAAGAGCTTGTGACGCTTGGCTGTGATAGAAATAAGTGGCTTATATTTACCGCGACAGTGAAACATTGTGAGGATGTGTTGTCTGAAATACGTCTTGCTGGCGTATCTGCTGAAATGATAACGGGAAAAACACCTGCTGACGAGAGAAGAAGGATTATTAAGGATTTTCGTCAAGGTAGATTTACGTGTCTTGTCAATGTTGCCGTTCTGACAACGGGATTTGATGTTTCTGACATTGACCTTATATGCTATATGCGGCCTATGAGAAGCGCTGTTCTTTATGTGCAGACAATCGGGAGGGGTGTTCGTACGCACTATGCTGACGGCTTTGATTTGGCGACACAGCGTGGCAGGCTTGATGCTATTAATGCGTCAACAAAAAAAGATGTTTTAATTGTTGATTTTGGAGGCGTTATTGCCGAACTTGGCCCTGTTGATGATGTAACAATTACTAAAGTTTATCGGGGGGAGAAAAAGGGTGAAGGTGAGGCAACGGAGCCGTCACTTAATACGAAGTTTTGCCCTAAGTGCAATACACCTTGTCATAATGGGCAGCAATTTTGCCATGTTTGCACGCACCAATTCTTTGAATTAGACGCTGTTGCCAGTACCAATGCGGTTATCTCTAATGATGTTGAGCCAGAATGGTTTGTTGTCCTAAGCGTCTTTACGTCTTTAAACCAAGGAAAGGAGGGTAAACGCGATACATTAAAGGTAACATATGCAACGACTGAGGTTGCTATATCAGAATGGCTTTGCTTTGAACATGATGAAGGAAGCTTTCCAAGAACAAAAGCGTGTACGTGGTATAATTTAATGGTTGATGATGTTTTTGATTGCCCAAACGATTTTCCGAGTACCGTAGATGAAGCCTTAAACAAAGCTTACAGAAAGCCGACTAGGATTTTGGCAAGGAAAGAGGGTAAGTTTTACCGCGTTCTTGATTATGATTTTAAAGAATTAGAGGGTTGTCCATTTTAATGGTTGACACTGTTATAATATGTGATAATATGTTTTTATTAATTTAATTAACCCTATAACGAGGCAAAGGATATTATAACATGATTGAACACGAAATTAAAAACCGATACACAGGCGATGTAAAATTTGTCGCCAAAATAAATTGTGGCGAAAGTGCAGATTTATCTTTAAAATTGCGCTTGGCTGTCCATTGGGCTATGGAAAACAATGCTGATTTGCGCGGCGCTGATTTAAGCAATGCTGATTTAAGCGGTGTTAATTTAATCGGTGCTAATTTGAGCGAGGCTGATTTAAGCGGTACTGATTTGCGCGGTGCTTATTTTCGCGATGCTGATTTAAGCGAGGTTAATTTTCGCGATGCTGATTTGCGCGGGGTTAATTTTCGCGATGCTGATTTAACCAATGCTAAGTTAAGCGATGCTTATTTAAACAAAAATAATGAGGAATAAACAAAATGATTAAATACCAGACTTCTTTTGTGGTAACAAACAAGCGATGGAAGATATTAAGCGTTTAGCAGAAGTATAATAAATTTAATATAAACATACAACACAAGGAATTACTAAAATGAGTGTACAAATTATTATCACAGGTGATCATGCAACAGACACAATCGCTGAAATTCAAAC